GGAACGCTACTCTTTAAATCAGTCTTAGTATTGATCTAATAATTAGGATTAAGTATCAGGGACTACTGGCATCTTCAAAATATCAGCATTTAGTTTTTGAGTTAAGCTGAGATTGTGTTTATATTTTTGAAAATAACTAGTAAGCATGACTTCTGAGTGTTCTAGCTAATAGTCCATAACATCCCGCTCAATTTTTTAATGTTAAATTCCATATTATATTCGCGCCATAGCGGTGGGATTTCCAGGAATAACAATCATATTAGCTAACATTTTTGTGGCTAACGCATCAAAGTCTCGTTAAATAATAGGATCAATGATCTCAGGGAAATTTTTTGCAGTTCCATATCTAACGCCGTCTCGTTCTGCTTATATTCGCAATAAGACCAACCTAATTTTACCTGTTGTTCGTTATGGAGTCAAATCTAACGCAAACATAATGGAATATGAAGCTTCGTCTCCCATGGAAGATAAGGTGAAATGATCATTCTAAATCGATATTATGGCATTCACTGGGAATTCTTAATGACCTCTAGCTTTCCAAACCCAATGTGAGCCTTTACCAATCAACGACGTCTAATCATCAAGAATAATACCATTACTTGGGGTTGTCATACTAGATACCTATAGCGCTAACTGTAGACAGCTCTTACTCTATAATTTCTATCGTAAATCCATTATTATTGAAAATCGTTCAGAATCCTCCTCTGGTTTAAATCCTAATACAGAACTATATATTTAGAATCCTGGGTGGCGTCCTGGGTTCATAGAATAAGTGGGATAAACACTAAGGTTACTATTGTATGGTTATTTATAAGCAAGAGTCAAATGAGGTGTCAAACTCCATTAAATCAATGACAATATAGGGTATGGTATATTATTGGGAGCTCTCTTTTTTAATATCTAGCCTTCATAGGTGGTAGCACCAAGTATCCAATAAGTCATAAACGAATCAGTATAAACCATCGATAACTTCTTAGTATCCAATTCACTTCGAGTGTTTATAGTTTGATGATATTTATTATCAGGATCAATGAAATCAATGACAACCGGAAATATACGATGAATAGCATCTCTAGAAAATTTACTCGGCCCATATATATAATGTGCATTATCTTCAGTAACAACCTAAGCGATGGCATCAGCAGCTTTATAAAAATCAAAAATTGTATTCTACACTTAGCTTGGTTATTATTCTTAATAATTCTGAATCATCAGTGCTTACGCTGGCAACATATTATCTTACACTTCTTATGTGTATTATATAGTTACTTCGGCGTTATACCCTAGAACTTTTAATGATTTATC